GCCAGACAGAGGCAAATTCCACAACAGTTTCTCGTGCTCTGGGCGATACTCAACCATCACCTCAGTGAGTTGGTAGTTCATGTCTTCTCTCACGCGAGCAGATGCTTCTTCTTTGATAGGGGTATCTTTCCCCAAGATCTGCGTCTTCACGGGGCCAGCGGCGGGGAACGTCTCCATAATTCCCTCTGACTGAAAGCGCACAACTGACTCAGTCAACATGGGATGGAACACACCACAAGCACCGGCCCATGGCTCTGTTCTTTCCTCATACTTCAAGCCCAGTAGCTTTAAACCCTCAACGTAAGTTCTGATCCAATCTTTGCGGTCGTTGATGTCTTTATCAAAATCAGCAACCAACTCACTACCAAGAGAGTCAAGCGCACTGTCATCCATGAAGTCAGCAAGGTTGGCATCAAACTCTTCGTCACCTTCTTCAGCATCGGGAGTGAGTTCAATCTCAATATCACCCATGCCAATACGTACGCTTTCTGGGTCTTCGATCTCAATCTCCAGTGGAGGAGCCATACCCATATCTTCTTCAAGACCAAGAGGGGCTGCGTACAAACCTTTGTCCATAGAACTCGTTGCCATTTTTAATCCTTTACTGTTTAATATTCATAATTACATCCAACCCTGCAGTACGGCGCACACCTTCAAATGTTGCGGGGGGGACGGAATGCCGTATCCAAGATTCCCACAAGAACAGTTGCCCTTCTTTTGGAACAAACGCCCAACTACTAGAATTAAATGCGGTTTGTTTTGTTGCGTTCATAATCTGGTAGTCAAAACGTTCTCTGTGAGAATTAAAAACAATACTGCCGGAATTATCTGGCATGTCTACATAAATGCAACCAGAAAAATGAACCCCGTAATGCGAATGGAGTGAGTGCTCCGCACCAGAAACCATTTCATTTAACCAAAAATTTTTAACTGTAGGTTGATATTCGTCTGTTGTATACCCCATAAACGCCGCTAATTTAACAGCAGCATTGGTAATGTCCTGTTTAAGTTCTGCCGCCTCTTCGTTTAACGGCAAGCAATCTGAGTCTACATTCATCGCATAAATTCTTAGTGTGGTGTCAAACCCCGGTTTGCTTTGTTTAAATAACTCTTGTTGTTTTGCGTATTTAAAAGCGGTGCGCAAAAAAGGCAGGTGTTTTGACACATCAAATACGGCTATGGGGGTAATAAATGGGGTTTGTATTTCCACAATTCTTCCTTAAACTGTATAGAACCGCTCACGGCGGTGACTCTTAAACCATTGAATCTCTTCGGGCTCATCGCTTGGTAAGCGCAAAAACCCACCCTGCCTAAAGCGCATTAACGCAAGTGTTGTTGCGTCAACTAAGTCATCATGCTCCCCAGATGGGAACGCCGCTACCTCATCAACTAACTCTTCTGCCCAGCGGGTCTGTGGAACCCACACTTTTCCACTCGCAATTATGTCTGAGACTGAGTTCAAGCGGGCAATTTTGTCTTGGCCTTTACTAGGCGTGTACTCCTGCACAGGTATGCCCATCGCTCTTAGGTCATATATAAGAGGTGCGCCAGACGCCTTCTTCTCCACAATCAGTGAGTCGGGCTCATACTCGTTGTACTCCCGCATAACGTCTCGTTTAAGGTCTGGGAACTCAACACGTTTTTTGTATGTATTGAGCAGAATAATGTTAGGGGCAAAGTTGTCTTCCTCACAAGCGAAGATGCCCCAAGTTGTCCCTGCGGAATAGTCAGCACGTTGGGTTTTCTCAAACGCCGTGTCCCACGACTGGAGGATATAGTCACAGACAGGAGGATCATCTTTTTCCCACCATTTCCACCAATCACGCTTAACAATAGCGCTTTCGTTACCCACTGGGTTCTGCTGATACTGCGCTTGCCATTTGGCGTTGGGGAGTTCTTCCCGTAAAGCTGAGAGTTCTTCGATACTCCAAAACTGCGGCCATAAGGGATTACCCGAAGGCAGGATTGCAGGAAACTCAATCACTTCCCACTCTTCACCACTGCGTTGCGCCGCACTTTTAATCACTTGGCCGGTCAAATCCCGCTGTGCCCAGCGTGTCATCACAATAACAATCGCTCCGCCCGGCTGCAAACGCTGACGTGGGCCTGATGTATACCACTCGTATACCTTATCGTAAACTTCTGGGTTGCTTGCTGCCATCGCAGCCTCTTGTTCTGAGTGCGGATCGTCAATAATGAGCACATCTGCGCCCTTACCGGTCACTGCACCTCCCACACCAATCGCAAAATAGTCACCACCCTTGCTGGTATTCCACCGTCCGGCTGCTTTTGAGTCAGCTTGAAGCGCTAAATTGGGAAAAATGTTGTTGTAAACGTCCGAATCCACCAAATTTCGCACTTTTCGACCAAATCCCACCGCTAATTCGGCTGTGTGGGACGTTTGAATGACTTTCTTATGCGGAAATTTACCCAAGAACCAAGCTGGCAGAAGATAAGAAGCAAACTCAGACTTAGTATGACGGGGAGGCATATTAATAATAAGACGTTTGCAAGTCCCATTTGCAACTCGTTCGAAAGCCTCGGCCATCCTCTTGTGGTGCGCCCCCGAGATGAAAGTTGGCCATACTCGTTCAACGAATTTGATGAATTTTTCTTGGCAGAGTTCACGATCTTTGAGTTTCTCGAGTTTAACAAGCGAGGCTTCCAACACGCGCAGGTCAGCTTCCGACAACTTGCCGGTCTTTATTGCTGCTTCAATCTCTTTAAGCGTTAGGCTGGTCGTCATTAGGTACGTCTTCGCGGGTATCTTCTACTGGGCCTAGTAGCGTATCCAGATCATCCAAAGGAGTGACGTCTGTAACCTCTGCATTCATGAGCCGTTTGATGCGCTCTTTAATAGATTCTTCGAGCCCCTTGCTCGTAGTGTGGTGCACAGTAATCTCACTGCGTTCAGTGAACAAGCCAATGTCTGAATGTTTGCCGAGCAGCTCAAGAGCTTTGATCTCAATCTTAGGGTCGCCGCAGTCAGTCATGCTGACTAACTTGTTTGTAATGAATGTGCGGGCCTGTTGTATATCCGCAAATGCTTGAAAGTCAAATGTTTTAATAAGGACTGAGGCCGCCTTCGCCTCTGCAGTAACATGTATGTGCTTAGGTGCATTGGGTTTATCGGTACCTTGGATTACTTCGGCGACCGAATGTAAATCTTTATCCGCAAAATCAATGCTTGGGCCTAGTGATTCTAACGCAGCCACAGTATTTACGGCAATAGCGATGCCGTCCTTGTGAGTCTTGGGTTGCTCATCGGACAGATCGAACGGTAACGGATGTTCCGTTGTTGGCTGAATTTCAATCATAGGCACCGTAGAAAAACGGGAATGGCTGGAATGTAACACAAACTTTTAAATTTTTGCAAAAATTTTTTTCGACTGGCCTTTTATTTTTGCACCGGGGGGTGTTTTGCATGAAACGTCAATGAGAGTAATTCTCAACAAAAAATAAGGGGTGGGGGGTATTTTTAAAAATGCTCTTCGACAGTGCAACACAGTGTGTATAGGATCAGGGGACTCCTTGCTGTAAATTTGGGGGGTGTGGGTGTCGGTCGCGCTATTTCTTAACATTTGTTAGCCCTTACCCCCATTGTAATATCGTATAGAAAACACTTGCAATGTGTACCACAATTTGATAATATAGATACATGCCAACGAAAAACAATTTGTTTGCATGCTTAGGTAGCTAGCGGGTTTTCCAAAGCTACTATGTTAGAAAAGGTTAGATTATGTCAACGAATGTTATTTTGTCTCCCGCCATTGACACCGGCATTTTGTCTATTGCTCGCAACGCGCTTGTCGAGGGTGTGACCAAAACCGGTGTTGTCATTGACAACTATTCAAAGGCTATTGCATCGGTCTTTGATCGCAAAGACACCAACGGCAATATCATTGCAAAATGGTATGACCTAGACGGCAAAGAAGCTAAGGGTATCAAGTTAGAGAAATCATTATTCGCTAACACCCTAATGGATCGTGATCCTAAATTCATCAAGTCTATTGATGCCGATGGAAAGCGTACACATACGGCAACAGTCGACACATACTGGCAACGTGTGAAAGTCGCTAGCGGGTACGTTCCAAAGGGTAAGCTTAAAGGTTCAAATGACGTCGATGCAAAAACAGCGGCAGAATTGAAAACCATGATAAACCGCATCCTAGGCGCGGAGGAAGCGGGTCAGGAATGTCACGCTAGCATGATCTTGGAAAACCTTAAAAACAACTACTTTGTTCTTACTGGCGAAGCATACAACGCGGACAAGTAAGTAAATCAAGGAACCTAGGGGAAACCCTAGGTTTCTAACAAATGTTAGGAATCACTGGAGAAAACCATGGAACATGCACCGGACAACACTATTGCTTCATTCGTACCCGCAACGTCATTCGAGGAAAAACCATTGTGGTTTTTTATGGAAACCTTGCCAGTCGGCAAAACCCTCGAAGGTCTATTGATAATGCGCTACTCTGACAACGACAACGTGGAACAAGTTTGTCGAACATTAAACCTAATGTTACAAAACCCAGCCCGCTTTATGCGGGCTTTTTTGCGTCTGCTCGGTCTAACAAATGTTAGCGTACCACGATGTTATTCTTTGGGGTTTTTGCCGTGTACCAGTTCTCTGTGCGGGGGTAGGGGCAAGGGTCTGCTTAAAATTTAAGCGATGTTACAAAACTGTACCAGTTCTCTGTGCGGGGGTAGGACTAAGCCCAATCTAACAAATGTTATGTTTTGATGTTGCAATGTTACGCCTAATGTTACGTTGCAAATCACGTAAGTTGTTGATTCTAAAGCAATGTTATATGTTACGTTTTTTTCGAAATGGGTGTGAGAGTCCGCAGGGACAACGCAAGGCAGAAAGTGCAAATTGAAGTGCAATATAATCTAGGAAAGCCACACACACTATTATTGAAATTTTATAACTTTATAACTTTACACGTTTTTTCGCTTCTAACCCCTTGATTCTATTGAGTTTTGTAATGTTACATGTCAAAACTTTCCGACGTAACATTCCACAACATTGCCCTCAAAAACGTAACGCTAAAACGTAACACTACAAACAAAAGAAACGTAACATTATCCCCGATTGCAATCGCCCAAACACTTGACATATCTATAACTTTGTGGTATAATTAGAGTATGGGTCGGGGATATTGTTTTGTAACATTAGGTTTGCCCCCGACTTTGCAAACCTAACAAATGTTAGAAAGGTTAGATGTATGACTGATTGGAAAGAATGTATTGACTGCGGTGACGAAATGCACGTGTCCCGCTACCAAGCGTTTTGCAGATTCTG